TGGATGTTTTCTTTTTGATGCTTTGTATTTTTTCTTTAACCCAAGTCTTAGCCATTGAATCCTCCTCTTGCATCAGCTGTGATACTTTTTTCTACAATATCTTTCCAGATGCGTAGTTCTGATTTTAGTTTATTGTTTTCTTCAAGCATGGCTTCAATGTCTACACCCTTGGACTCATTTTGGCCAGGGTTTATAACTTCAAAGAATATTTTTTTATCTCTGACTTTGCGTTCAAACTCTGCAACCAAGTCATCTTGTTCTAACATGATTGCGTCTTGCATAAAGAACATTCCTTTGACTATGCACTTGTTCACTTGGTTGAGCTCCACATAATCACCAGGCCAATCAACACAAAGACTGAACAAGCGAGCGCTGTGTATAAGATGGGTGTTGCCGGGGCATTTGATAATTCAATGAGACCTACCTCTGATAAATCCATTAAGCCACCCTCCATATGCGATACATCGTTCCAGTTTCTTTTTTGAATGTGAACTTGCGATCTCTAAAGGTTGGCGTGTAAAAGTTTGGCCTGTACTTGTAGACTTCTTTTTTGGTTAGATTGCCTATGCTATCGCCTATCTCTAATTGATCTAAGGCTTCACAAAAAGGTGAGTTGAATGTGCGAACGGGTATGTTCTTTTCTATTTTAAAATCCATGGTTTCTCCTAGTGTTTATGTGGATTAATTTTGCTACTGATATCAACAACCTTTCCTTCAGGAATAAAGTCAATGTCTAATTCAGTTGCGCTTTGGGGTAAGACTGCATTGATTGGGACAATATCTGCTATGACAATTTGGTCATAGTAATACTGCGCTCTGAAATCATCTGCGTCCTCTTTTGTTTTGAAAGGACCGAAGCCAGTTGTTAATGGTGTGTTGGTGTATGGATCTCCATACTTGATAACCAACACCCATTCACATCCCGGCATTCTATCTTCTATTGGTGGAAGTTCGCTCATATTTTGCCACTCCTACCAAATAAAAATCTGTGTCCCTCGTGATTCTCTCTTTCCATTTCATCAATGAGTTCGTCATCTGTGTATGGACTGGGTATGAATTCGTCCTTCTTTTTAGATCTAAGGTATTCTATTTTTTCGCTGTCATCTTTATAAACTGTGCGATGCACAACTACACTTCCGGGAGCATCACTTTTCTTTTCTCCTAGTGTGTACTTGATACCTTTGCGCCACTTGGCTAACCTATTTATTTTATCCTGGCGGATTACTTTGTGCGTGTGTTCAGTCATGGTCTCTCCTATCTCTCGACAATTAATATACACCTAATTACTATTTTCTTCAAACTCTTTAGCCGCTAGTTCTTGCGCCTCTGCGTCCTCATATCCAAGGTCTATATATTTTTGATATAAAGATTCTAGAATAATTTGGTTTCTGTGATCACTCATAATTTATTGCCTCTTCTACCTCTCTTTTTAGTTTTGTTTTATCATTCCAAGACCTATGCAAAGTCTTTGGCTCAAATCCTAGTGGCTGATCTTGGAATATGTGCACTATTTGCTCTTCCGTTGAGTTATCAAGATAAACGGTTATATGTCCCATAGTTATAAATGCGCTATGTGGTGAGCGCTGATCTATATTAAAATCATGCCATCCCATTTTCTCTGCCAATTCTTTTCTTTGTTTTTTATTTAATGGCTTCATACTTCGACCTCGTTATAATCTTTGTCATATTGCGATCTCCACATTCTTTTGTAAAAGTCTTCTGCGATCTCAACCTCTCCGACATGGTATGCAAGAACGGAATCAACCATTCCTGATATGCATATGTTATTGTTTGCGATCTCAGTCAACAAAGTTATTTCATTGTTGCTATCAAATTTATCTAGCCAGTCTTTGACTAAGTCATCAGTTATATTCATTTTCCACATTTCACCCATAATTGTTGTAATTTTTCGTTAACTCTTTGCATAGATGCTAAAGGCATTAACACCCCCACAAGTAAATAATATTCTTTATTGTCTAAACAATCTCTAATCCATTGATCGTTTAAAGACTCATATTCATCCATCGCTTCGCTTAACTCGTTTATAGCTTCGTTAAGTTTTTCTTTCTCATTAATATTCATATTGTTTTTCTCCTAATGTTGTTTATATGAAATGTTTTTTATGCCGGGATTCCAGCACGCCCTACAATCTAAGCATGCGCCATCTTGTTTCGGTGCGACACACTCGAATCCAATTGGCTTGCTGCTAGAATGAACTGTTGATGTATGGCTTGCATTTTTAGGTGGCTTGCCATCGATGTTAGTTGCGCTAATGCGTATGATTAAATTCTTGGGAATGGTGTTGCCCTGATTCACAAAGTCATTAACAATCTTGTGTTCCCTTGTTGGTATCCAATGAGTTATTGATGGTGTTTTGCGTGCAACATCACAAATATTTTTTAAATGCTGGGCGCTTTGAATATCCCCCGCATCATGCCATCTAAAGTATGGATTGTTTTCTCTCTCAATCATAAAAACCATGGTATCAACCCACGCTGGATTAAATAATTGATCAAGTCTTTTATACTGTGCTTTTTTAACTGATGGGAATCTTGTGTAATTTCCTTTCATGGCATAACAACCATGGCATACAGTGCCTGGAATCTTGGCAAGCTTGCTCCCGGTTTTACATTCCCATGCTGGTAAATTAAAACTCTTGCATGGCATCTTGGTTGTGGCGGATAGATCTCCGCCAATGATTTCTTTTGCTTGTATCTTATTCATGCGGCAAATACCTCTTCGCAAAATTCAAGCATGGCTTCAGTTGATAATAACTCGATCATGTCATCCAGATCACCAGATTTAAATTCATAAGTTTTAAAATCAAGATGTAGCCAGCATTCCATATCAAAAACAAAAATCAATTCGACATGATCATGTTCAAAATAATGGCGGCTATATCTATCCATTTCTTGAAGAGTTATTCTTCTTAAGTTTTCAATGTTATTTTTATCCATGTTAACGTTCTCCTTTTTATATAAAAGATTATACACCATTTCAACATAGATTCAATAAAAAATTACAACATTCATTGATAAACACTGATAAAAAAAACTTTAGAAAACATATCATTATTTGCATTACCCCCCTCTTACAGAGAGAACCCCCACATTTTTGCGTCCTTTTGCGTATTCTTTTGTTTCTTTTGCGTCCTATTGCGTCCTGGTTCGTTCTAGCGCCATGTTTTTGCGTCCTTGTGCGTGCACTTGCGTGCCAGCGCGTGAGAGCTCCCGGATTCCGGGACAAAAAAAACCCGGACTAAGCCGGGCTTCGGTGGATGGGACCGGCTAAAAGCCAGTCCTTAATTCCTCGGCTTCGCCGAAGATGTTGAGCAGCTCACCAACTGTCATGGCTGAGAGCTTCTTGGCATAAACATCATCACAGTATGCAACCGCGTGATGCAGATCCGATATAGCTCGGCCAAGCTTGGGCGCCCTGGTGTCCGGGATCCCCATCTTATCCACCAGATAGGTGTTGAAGATGTAATGATCGCCGATGTCATAGCACTCAATGTTGCCGCGGCTTAACGTTGCAACCTTGCGTGTGGGCGGAAAGGTGCGGTCTAGGTTAAAGTTTAAATCTATCATGTTATCCTCCTATGGTTTTGATAGTTAGTTAAAGTGGTAGTTTTTTGTGTAGGACTACCAACCTACACCTAATCTAAATTTATACTCATACTCTAGGTGCTGATGAGTTGGACTTCACAGATTCGGCCTCATGAATTTAGATCCGCCATTCAGGATCTTGCCCATGTAGGTTGGTGCATGGTGGTTTAGTTCTCATTTACTTTTAGCCTAACCTTGATGTTTTCCATGTCCCCGAATTTAATCTAGGATTTATAATGGAATCCAAAGGATTTTATAAGGCTCACTCTCCAACCTACCATATGATTATACATGAAATAAACACAAGATCCAATCATTAATTGCACACGGAATATAAAAAAAAGGGAAGCCTTGCGGCTCCCCTTGTATTTGTTTTTTTGGAGAAAAACTAATCTATGAAAATAGACATGTGCGAACATTAACATCTGCGTCCCGGAATGTAAATAGGTGGGGGACTTGCACCCCCTGGAGGAACTATTGCGTGCGGCCTGGTTCATTCGGATCCGGGCGATCAATTGCGCCCTCTTCAATTAGTGCGTGCGCCATGCGGCCAAACCAACCTTGAAGCTGCCAAGCCAGGCCAGTGTCAACTAGATGTTGCCAGGCCTCCAAGTATTCTTCATCTGAAGCTGGAGGGGTAACCCCCTCCGCTATCATAACTGCGTCAAACGATTTCATCTGTGGCCTCCGCTTCAAAGCTTGTTTCTTCACTTACATATTCCCACTCTTGATCTTGAGCCAGTTCTTCTGCTTCTTCCCAAGTGCGAGCGTTAACATAGCACACCTCCTTTTTAATGGAGGTGCGTCTTACTTCGTATTCTTTGAATAGTGTTGAGTCTGTCATCTTAACTCCTTTAGGATCTCTATTTCTAGCTTATCATCCCATTCAAACTCCCAACCAAGCTTGAGACATAAATTTTTATATGTCTCTCTGCCAATTGAAGACATGCGTTGGTATTCCCAACCAAGATCTTCAACTAAGTTTTTTATTTCTTCACTCATGCGATCACCTCTATTTGAGTATCACTTAGATTGATGGTGATATCTCCACCACTTGCAATACGCATCAATGCCTCTTCTTCAAAGGGAAGGTTTTCAGCAAAGTCATCAGCACTTACTTGGTATGTCCTCTCCCATAGATCATTATGTTTGTCATGCTTGGGATTGTATCCACTAGCATAGACAACACTGTTTACATTTTTTCTCTCACCATCCTTATTCACATAAGAATTCATGAGGTAGATGCCTTCATCCTTAACAAGGAAGAAACCTTTTTGAGTTGTGGTTTCTTTCTTGTAAGCGATCTTAAACTTATCAGCGTTCAAGGTCTCCTTTGCAAGAGACCTTAAAGTTTTATTAGATTTGAAATTTAGCTTATGCATTAGGCTACCCTCTCCATCATCTCAAGGCTAACAACTTCATCAAGTGGTTTGAATGATGTATGAAACCATTGAGACCTATTATAGGCTTGAGGTGTTTTGACGCTATCTGATTCAGCAACGTACCACTTACCCTCTTTGAAGAGATAAACAAACTCAACCCATAGAGCCTCTAAGTCATTCATAAAAATAAACTCATTGGCATATTCAGTAGGTTTGTCTTCATGCACTCTGCCTTGATTGATTTCATCAATGGTAGGCTTAAGAGATGACATGTAGCCATTGTCTACTAAATCTCTAGCTTGTTTTTCTCCATTGTAATACTTTAAAAGCATTACCCCATTGTGCTCGATATAGCCATCATAGTGGCAATAGCTAGCAACTACTGTTGGCGATGACTTAGCATACGCAATTGTACTTCTTGTTCCCATATATCCTCCTTTGGTTTATGGTTTGTTAATACCATAGATTATACATAGATTAGCAAATTATTACAAATTAATGTTATAATAGTTTTTTAACTTTTCATGGAGAAAAAATTATGGAATTAGAATTAAAAAAATCAAGGTTTACTTTTGATGAGGACGAAGACTTCCCTATATTTAGGGGATGGTATGATCCTCAAAATAGATATTGGAATGGATGGTGCAACCCATACTTTGATAAGCATACAAGAGATTGTTTTATTGCTTTGCAAAAATCTTATTTAGATGAGATGCATAAGGGCAAAGCATACAATGAACATGATCAAGAATTTTTTGATGGACTGTTAAGCATTGAACCCCAAGAAATAAATGGCAAAGAGTTGTATTACTTTGGTGGCTTTTATTGTTGGACTGAAATGGATAGTCTTTATGTAGAAGATTGATCTAGTTCTAAAAAATCAAAGGGGCATTCGCCCCTTTTTTTTTGGCCTAGCTTTTGCGATCTTTTGCGTTCAATTCTTTTGCGATCTTTGGCGTTAGCTTTGCGTTTCCAGGTGTTGGCCCCGGAGCCGGGCACCAGGCCAGGAGACCAGGCCAGGTTTTGAAAAGCTGCTGGATGGCCAGTCCAAAAAAAAGGGGAGCAGTTGCTCCCCTAAATAGACTAACATTTTTTTAATAGGTTTTATCCCACCCATGTTTTTTTAAGATTTTTTCATCCCATCCATTCTTGAGAATATAAATCTCTTCGTCAGTATATTTGCCATCACAAGAATGGCAGATGGTATAACCCATCTGCTCTTGTGCATTTCTCTCATCTATGAGCCTATCGCATAGTTGACAATTACTCATTAGTTATTACCTCCCATAAATGCAACCACTAGGATGAAGATCATAAGTGCTATTGGTTTTAGGACATACCAATTAAATCGCTCAAGTCCCTCCATAGACTTGAGCTCTTTAACAAATTGATTAAAGCTTTTCATTACTGCCACCTCCCACTGTTTAGGTCATCTTGCTCAGTGAGTTCATAAGATTCATCTTCAAACTCAAAGGTTACTTCCCAACCCAAGATAAGGTTATGGTTATCGCAATAGTCTCTTATCTTTAAAAAGATTGATGTAGGTGCTGACCATGCAGTAAGGAAGTGCACAACAAGTTCATCTTCATCATTCTTGGCAATGTCAACCTCATAAGAGTTCCACTTGGTATCCCAATTGGCTAATCGCCAATCATACCAATTGTCAAAGCCATACTCTTTAATCCATCTTTTGCGAGTGAGTTCATCAGATGGGACGAGATGCCCCATATGACTTTCCCACTCATCACCATGGTCAAAAGGGTCATGAACATCAAAAGACTTAGCTAAGTCTTTAGGCATTGGCGTTATTCCCTCAAAGTCAAACTCCCCATCATGAATGGAGAGTTTGGTTTTAAGTTCAGCTAATGCAAGTTGCTCTTTTGAGCAACCTGTATTAGTTGATACAACTACAAAGTTAGATGTATGATTTGGCATTATGACCACCCCTCTATCTTCAACATTGAAGATGCTTTCATCTCAAATGGTGATCTATGACTTAGCCTAAAAGTAGCTAAAGTCTTATCACCTTTGAGAACACCACTGAATGTCTTCTTATCTTTAGATAAGTGAGCATCAATAATGTGATCATCAATGAATGACGTTAATGTTTGTCTAACGCCTAATCCATTGTCTTTTAAAATCATGTGATTAAGAATTTCATTCCTAACACTTGATCTTAAAGAAGATATCATTTTGTTTATTTCTAGAAATTCCCTAACTTGAGGAACTTCCCCTAATACTTCAAGTTGATCTTGAAGTTTTTTGATTTGATCTAATTGTTTTAACATTAGTCTTATCTCCAAAAAATTCAGCTACCTATCGTTTGGTTATTTAGATACCAACTGAACTACGTTCAGTTTAATTAATAAACAATCAATACACAAATTTATTACACAGATTAAGACAATTAAATTTGACATTATCAGATCATTTGATCTAGCAGAAAATCGCCACCATGAGTATGACATTTTAAAGCGTCATACTTTTATGGGTCTCTATTGGATCGCGTGCCATTTTTTGATCGCGTGATTTGGTCGACCCCCACCCCCACATATAGGGGCGTGGCGTTTTTTTTGTCAGTGTATAAATAACTATCAGCACAAACAATTATACCCAAAATCCATTTCACCCCCCCCTCTTTTTTTGGGACCCCTATTGGGGTACTATATTGCACACAGAAAAAAACATTTTGAGATGTCTGCACCAAACACGAAACTAGACCATGTTCCAGATGATGCCCTAAAAGAAATAGTGGCCATCCAAGATCGCATCAAGAAACTTAAAACCAGCGGCAAAGCTCAGAAAGACTTTATCCACTACGTCAAGCAAGTCTGGGATGGCTTCATCGAAGGCGAACACCACAAGCTCTTTGCGAAAAAGCTCGAAGCAGTAGCCCAAGGCAAGTGCAAACGCCTAATCGTTAACATGCCCCCACGTCATACCAAGTCCGAGTTTGCTTCTGTGTTCTTCCCAAGTTGGATCATGGGACTACGTCCTGATATGAAAATCATGCAAACGACTCACACCGCTGAACTCTCGGCAAGGTTCGGGCGCAAGGTGCGTAACTTGATGGACACCAATGAGTACAAGCAGATCTTTGAGAACGTACAGCTGTCTGCTGATTCTAAGTCAGCGGGTCGATGGGAGACGAACAAAGGCGGCGAATACTTTGCTGCTGGAGTCGGTGGCGCGATTACGGGTCGAGGTGCTGACTTGCTTATCATTGACGATCCTCACTCTGAGCAAGATGCCATGTCACCGTCTGCCCTTGAGTCAGCTTATGAATGGTATACCTCTGGCCCGCGCCAGCGTTTACAGCCCGGCGGTATCATTGTGATCGTCATGACGCGTTGGTCGACTTTGGATTTGACTGAGAAACTTTTGAGACGCATGGGCGAAGACCATGCAGACCAATGGGAAGTCTTAGAACTCCCTGCCATTTTAGATAACGGTGAACCCTTGTGGCCAGGTTACTGGAAGATCGAAGAGCTTGAGTCTGTGAAAGCTTCTTTGCCTGTGGCCAAGTGGAACGCCCAGTACATGCAAAACCCTACCTCTGAAGAGGGTGCCCTACTCAAACGCGAGTGGTGGCGAATGTGGGAGCAAGACAATCCCCCTCCTTGCTCTTACATACTTCAGTCTTACGATACCGCTTTTAGTTCCAAGGAGACTGCTGACTACAGCGCCATTACCACTTGGGGCGTATTTAAACCCAGCGATGGAGCACCTGAGTCCATCATCTTGCTTGATGCTAAGAAAGGTCGATGGGACTTTCCGGATCTAAAGTCGACAGCTTACGATGAATATACCTATTGGCAACCAGACATTGTCTTGGTAGAATCTCAAGCAAGTGGTACGCCTTTGACGCACGAGTTGAGAATGATGGGCATACCTGTGGTGAATTACCGACCCACTAAAGGGAAGGACAAAGTTACCAGAGTGCACAGCGCCTCTCCTGTATTTGAAGCAGGGATGGTGTGGGCTCCTGATGCCATCTTTGCAGAGGAGGTCATAGAAGAATGTGCAGCTTTTCCTTATGGAGAGAATGATGACTTTGTAGATTCGACAACACAGGCTATACTAAGATTTCGTCAGGGCAACTTTGTGCGATTGGATTCAGATGAAGATGATGAAGAGCCAATCCCTAGACAACGAATTTATTATTAGAGGTAACAATCATGTACGGAAAAGACAAAAAGAAAAAATCCAAAGTTCAAAAAATGAAATATGGTTCAGGCAAGAAAGGCGTCATGAAAATGAAAGATGGTGGTTGTGTTGCTGGCGCTGCTAATCGCAGACGCATGATGCAAGAAATGGTTAACTAAAAACACCATGTCCAAAAAGAAAAAGTTCATAGATTCGATGAAGGATGTTTCAAAGAAAACAGCTGATAGAATTAGAACAGGCAAGATTAAAATAAAGTCTGACGATCCAGATATTCAAAAAGCACTTGACGAAAAGTTTCCACCATTGAAACCTGTTAAGAAAATGGCTGGTGGTGGCATTGCCATCAAAGGACACGGTAAAGCATTTACAGGAAAATAAATGGCAGATGTAGATAAAGCAATTACCATCGAAGAGCAGATGGAACTTAAGGTTCGTGATAGATCTAAAGGCATGGAGGTTGAAGTTGATGTTCAAGAAGATCAGCCTGAGTTCGATGATTTTGAACAGTTAGAAGATGGTAGCATTGCTTTTGGCATGCCAACTCCTGTTGTAGAAGACACAGACTTCTACGCTAACCTTGCTGAAATTATTGATGATAAAGAATTAACTTCAGTCAAAAATGATTTGATGGGCAACATCGATGCTGACAAAGAGTCACGCAGCGAATGGGAGAAAACTTATCGTGAAGGTCTAGAGTACCTTGGTATGAACTACGAAGAAAGAACTCAACCTTTTGAAGGAGCTTCTGGTGTTATGCATCCACTCCTTGCTGAGTCAGTCACTCAGTTTCAAGCTCAAGCGTACAATGAGCTGTTACCTTCTCAAGGTCCAGTTAAGACACAGGTGATTGGTATGGCCACACCTGAAACAGAACAACAAGCATCACGCGTACAAGAGTTTATGAACTATCAGTTGATGCAAGTCATGCGTGAGTATGACTCTGAGACAGATCAAATGTTGTTCTATCTACCACTCAGTGGTTCAGCTTTTAGAAAAGTATATTACGATCAAAACTTAGGCAGAGCAGTTTCTAAGTTCATTCCAAGTGAAGACTTGATTGTTCCTTACGGAGCAACTGACTTGCACAGTGCGACAAGAATCACTCATGTGATTAACATGTCCATGAATGAAATACGCAAGCTGCAACAAATCGGTTTTTATCGTGATGTAGATCTAAACTATGGCACAGTCAATCCAAATGAAACTGACGAGATCCAAGAAGAGATCGATAAGTTACAAGGCGTTGAGCCTAGCTATTCAGACGATGATACCTGTCAAGTCTTTGAGTCCCATGTCGAGTTAGACATACCGGGCTTTGAGGATATGAATGCCGAAGGTGAAGAAACAGGAATTAAACTTCCATACATCGTCACCATGGCTAATGGCAAAGTATTGTCCATCAGAAGAAACTACAAAGAGAATGATCCGTTAAAAGAACGCATCAATTACTTTGTGCATTACAAATTTTTACCAGGCCTAGGATTCTATGGCTTTGGTTTAACCCACATGATCGGAGGCTTGTCAAAAGCCTCGACCTCTATTCTGCGTCAGCTTATTGACGCTGGTACTTTATCCAATTTACCAGCTGGCTTTAAGGCTCGTGGAATCCGTATTCGCAATGACGATCAACCTTTACAACCAGGTGAGTTCAGAGACATGGACGCTCCGGGTGGAAGTTTGCGAGACGCCTTTGTACCGTTACCGTTCAAGGAACCTTCTCAAACTCTCCTCTCTCTCCTGGGAATCCTTGTTGATAGTGGTCGGCGTTTCGCATCTATTGCTGATATGCAAATCGGTGATGCGAATCAAAATGCGCCAGTCGGTACAACGGTTGCTCTACTTGAGCGTGGCACAAGAGTTATGTCTGCAATCCACAAAAGATTGCATGCATCTCAAAGAATTGAGTTTGAAATCTTAGCTAAGGTTTTTTCTGAATACTTGCCACCTGCTTATCCGTACAACACAGCTAATGGTAATCAGACCATCAAGGCTGTGGACTTCGATGAGCGTGTAGACGTCTTACCAATCTCAGATCCAAATACTTTCTCTATGTCTCAACGAGTCATGATGGCTCAAGAGTTACTTAGAACAGTACAAAGCAATCCAGAGATTCATGGCCCGAATGGTATTCATGAAGCTTATAGAAGAATGTACGCGGCCATGGGAGTGCAAAACATAGAACAGTTATTGCCACCTCCTCCACAGCCACAACCTATGGATCCAGCAAGTGAGAACGCAGGGCTGATTACAGGACTGCCTCAACAAGCTTTTGCTGGACAAGATCATGATGCACACATTAATTCACACATGTCTTTGTATAGCACTGTGACTGCTCAATCAAACCCAGCAGTTTTATCTCTCATTCAAGCACATGTTTATCAGCATGTTTCATTTAGAGCTGCTGAAATTGTAGATCAACAAAATGCTCAGAACCCTGAGTTCCAAATGATGATGCAACAAATACAACAGTTGCCACCAGAGATCTCTATGGGTTATCAGCAACAACTACAAGACTCTGTGTCTCGTGATGTAGCAGCAGTGGTTGCTCAATTAATGCAACAGATTAATCAAATGTTTATGCCACCTCCTCCAATGCCAGATCCATTGGTTGAGTTGAGAGGCAAAGAGTTAGACATTAAAGCTGATGACGTACAACGCAAGCGTGAAGAGTTTGTACAACGTCAACAGTTTGATGCAATGAAAGCAATGCAAGGCAATGAACTTGCAGAGCAAAGGTTACAAATTCAAAAAGAAATTGCTATGATGAAGGATGCAATTGCTCGTGAAAGAATCGATCAATCAGCACAATTTAAAGCAATGGATATCATGCGAGGTAACAAATGAGTTCAGTTAGACAAAAAATGACAGCAGTTAATAAAGCTGCTATGAAAGAAGAAGAGGCAAAACAAAATGGCAATCAACCGATCATCAATGAGAATGCAAATATCGACATCGACAAGATCGCCAAAAAGATCGACAAAGATGCGGACAAAGTCCTTGCTGAAGCGACCAAAGAAGTTAAAGCTAAATCCAAAAAGTCTAAGTCTGTCTTTAAGACTAAGACCAAGGTAGTTAAGAAAAAGTAATGCCCTTAAAAAAAGGTAGCAGTCGTAAGACAATTTCTGCTAACATAAAGGAATTAATGGGCAGTGGCAAAAAACAAAAGACTGCCATTGCAATAGCTTTGCAACAAGCAAAGAAAAATAAAGGTAAGAAAAATGGAAAAAGTAAAAAACGTTAAGACAAGCGTAAGCATTAAAGACCAAGGTACTGTTAACTACAAGCAAGTAAAAAGCATTCCTAATCCTGGTGCACCAAAACCATATGGCGCTGGTAAATCTCGTGGTGGCGGAGCTGCTTTGAGAGGCACTAAGTTTAGCGGTATTTGCTAGTGGGAATTTTTAATGCCCTTAGAAATGCACCAACAGGCGTGCAGAATCAGATGTATGGTCAGCCTTCTAGAGTACCTGGCTACTCTCAAGGTTTAGGTCAAGCACCTGGTCAAATGGCATTACCACCAGAGCCTATGCCTATAGGCAGACCTACAGCAGTTGTAGGTGGTCCAGCATATTTTACTCCTCAAGGCTACAATGCCCCACCTCAACCCACAGAAGCTTTTATGCCAACTGATGTAAGACCCGATCCAATTGGGCAACAGTTTATGCGTCAAATGCAATCTCCTATGGGTCAACAATTTCAAGCTCAGTATGAAGCAACACAAGCTCCAATGCGTGCAAGAGAAACAGAATTAAGAGATGCGCAGCGTGCTAGACAAGATCAAAGATTTCAAGAAATGATGGATCGTGTTGCTGAATTAGAAGGTCAGCTTTCTGCTAGACAAGAAGCAGCTACAATTCCTCCACCACAAATTCCATATGTGCCAGGCGGTCCATTTATTCCGGGGCTTCCTGATTTTTCTGATTTTGATTTTTCTCAAATAGATTTTTCTAATTTGCCAGGGAATTTAGATTTAGGGGATGTGCAAGTAGATGTTCCTGAAATGCAAAAAAGCTTAAGAACTTTTTTAAAGGTTCCAGAACCAACAGCTCCGATTAATACAGAAGAAATTATTAGAAATGTTCAATCTCAATTAAAAATACCAGAAAGATTTGATCCAACAAAAATACAAAGAGAAATTGAACAATTAAAAGCAAGACCTGTTTTTGAACCACAAGAATTAGACAGAGAAGCACTAGCTAGAGATATTCAATCTAGAATTAAATTACCAGAAATTCCTACAGGCAGAGACTTTTCAGTAGATAGAGAGGCTTTAATTAGAGATATAAGAGAGGGTATTGAGATACCTAAATATGAAATGCCAGATTTATCACAATTTGCTAGATTAGAAGATATACCAAAACCACCATCTATTGATAGGCAAGCATTAATAGAAGATATTAGAAGCGGTATAGAATTACCAACCTATCAAGCGCCTGACTTAAGTGGTTTTGCTAGATTAGAAGATATACCTCGGTTTGATCCTACTGCACTACAAGGAAAAATTAGTGGACTACAACAACAGATAGCTGGTTTACCGCAACCACAGCAAATAGATGTTGAATCTTTAAGATCAGATATTTTAGGAAGAGTTCCACAGTTTGACTCAAGCAGTCTTCAAAGAGAAATTTCTCAACTAAGAAGCCAAATAGGAAATATTCCATCTCCTCAACAAAGCATTGATGTAGAAGCTCTCAAAAGAGATATATTGAGTTCAATACCACAACAACAATCAATACCAAGTATACCAAGAATTAATTTACCTAGTATAATTAGATAAATTAGGAGAGAGCCATGGATAGCGTAAAACTTGCGGAGTATTTTTTTAAGACTCTACGCAAAAGAGAACAGGATTTAGTTGACAGTCTTTCAGCAGGGAATGTACAATCCATGGAAGATTACAAATATCATATGGGTGCGTTATCGGCGGTTCGCTCACTCATAGACGATTTAAAAGAAACGCTGCATATGGATGATATCGATGAATGACAAAGTCGCAGAAAAAATAGAAAAAAAAGAAGAAGCCTCATCAGAACTTGACAAAGCTTTTGTAAAAGAAGAAGCAAGAGTTCTAGATCCCAACCTACTAAATAAATCATTGTTAGACAGAATGCCAACTCCAAGTGGGTGGCGTATTCTTGTGCTACCTTATAGAGGTAAGGGCGTTACTGAAGGCGGTATTCAACTTGTTAAAGAAACCATGGACAGAGAATCTTTATCTACAGTGGTTGCTTACGTTCTAAAGGTTGGACCTTTAGCTTATAAAGAAACAGAAAAATATGGGAACAAACCCTGGTGCAAAGAAAAGGACTGGGTGTTAATCGGCAGATACGCTGGTTCTCGTTTTAAATTAGAAGATGACCACGAAGTTAGAATCATTAATGACGATGACATCATTGGAACAATTCTAGATCCTGATGATATTAAATCTTTATAAGAGAGGTAAAACATGGCAAGTGAAGCGGAAAATTTAGACATAGAAATTACAGACGAGAAGATTGAAAAGGCAGCAGTGCCTGAAAACAGACGAGTTGAAGAAGTCGTAAGCGATGAACCTGTTGAGGTTTCGTTAGGTGATGATTCTCAAGAAGTTTCTCCTGTAACTGAAGATGAAGTTAAAGAAGACTTTGA